TTCTTCTGGCCGGTCTTGCCCTCCTCCTCCTCCATCCTCTGAAGCACGTCGTCCACGTACATCGGGACCATGCGGATGAAGTAGGGCGAGCTGTTGACTACGTCGGTCCAGTCGGCGGCGGGGTCGAAGCGGTAGTTCTCGACCGGCATCAGCTCGATGCAGGGCTTGTCCACCACGATCTGTGGCTCGTAGACCTTCTCGCCCGTCTCGGCATCGACGCCGATCAGCTTTTGCTTCTCCTGATACTTCCAGTATTGGTAGCTGCCGACGATCCCGATAACCTGTGCCTCTTGCACGGCGCCCATGACGGTCATGAACCAGGGGATGGACTTGGTCAGGCGGTAGTTCACCACCTCGTTCATCAGCGCGCCGGAGACTACCTGCGCTTGGTTGCTGTCGTCCTCTGCCTCGCAGTTGACAACATCGACGTTGCTAAAAAAAGCGGCTGCCGCAGCAGCCTCGTTCTTGCGTACCACCGACTTGGTCTTAGGTCGGAACAGCCGCGAGCGTGCCTTGAAAGCAGGCGAGAGGTATTTGGAGCCCGAGGGATGACGAGACTGGAACAGGGCGATGTTCTTCTCGAACGCCCTCCTGTAGTTGGCCTCCATGTAGGTCGTGGAGGCGGTGAAGGTGTCGGTGGCGATTTGTAGCCACTTGTCCTTCTTCTCGCCGCTCGGGGTGTCGTTCATTGTTTTTCTGCGTCCACGAGGGCGTCCAGCACTACGCCGGCCCCCTCAAACTCGACCACCTGCATATCGAACACGGCCCCACAGATGGACACCGGGAAGTTCTCACGCAGCCAGCGATACCGCGCCGCGTCCTTCGCCATCTGTACGAGGTCTTCGGTCATGGGAGCATGTGTTTCTGCGGCACACCCTCTATAGAGGTCACCTCTTGGCCCCGGTTGGGACCGGCCTTGAGCCAAGCCCGCTCTAGGAGTTCACCGGCCTGCATCACCACCATTCGCTTCAGAACCGCCACGTCATGGTTCACGTTCTTGGTCTTGAGGAACATTCCCCACTTGTCGGACCAGTCGAGGTTACGGATGTGAATCCCGCCTCCCTTGATGCGGACGTGCCAGCCAAAGCCGGGATAGTGCTCGCACAGGGTGTTCACGATGTCCCGGGCGAGGGGCTCGTCCCTCTCATACTCGGTGTCGAATCCGACTACGGTTTCGCTCATCCTTGCCACTCCGTAGCCGCCATCCTCAGCGCGTGATAGTCCTTCTGGACCCAATCACCATCGACCATGATGTAGCCCATCGCGGTCCACTTCTCGTGCTCGCGCTCCACCCACGCGTCGATGCCGGCCCGATACCACTCTTTCCACGTCGGGTACAGTGATAGGGGGAAGTTCATAGCCTCTTGCCCAGCAGGTAGCGGGTCCAGCTCCACTTGAGAGCGGCGCCGAACAGGTCCATGTTCGTCCTGCCCGAGCACTGTGTGTTCCACCGCTCCCCGCCCCACCACATATGCGGCTTGTGGGTCTCTCGGCTAGGCCAGTGCATCAGTCGTCGAAGGTCTCGGGGTCGGTGCGGTTGTACTCATCCAGCGTGTCCGGCCAAATAAGCGGGAAGTCCGGCTCAATCAAGCGGGCCAGCGCGTCCAGCATGTCGTCGTGGACGGACACCGGGAAGGGCTTGTATTCCTGCTGGATGTAGACCTGCATCAGGTCTTCCGACTTGCCCTGGTAGTCGGTGTAGTAGTGAGTCCGGGGGTAGTACACCCGACCCTGTTCGTGATACGGGATCAGACGTTTGATACGCTCATTCTTGGGCGTCGTCCCGCCTACTTCGATGATGTCGAAGCGGTAGTTTTCTTGTTTTTGTACCTCACGGATGTACTCTATGTCGGCTTGCATACCGATCTTCTCGTACCTAACCCCGCCCGAGCCCATCGGCTTCCACTTGCGGTGCCACCTCATCACGAGCTGGGCCCGTTGCGTGAGGTTCAATCTGTCCCGGATCATGTCCAGGACGTAGATGTTCTTATCTGGAGCCAGCCCGAGCACCCAGCCCGAGGTGTAGTCGCTCCGCTTGTTCTTCGCCCCGGCGGGATCGAACACCATGTAGACGTTCATACCCATACGGTTGAAGCCGTCGTGGTACTTGATCCAGTCTTCCTTGAAGCCCTGCGTCTCGTCGGCCTTGGGGTTCTGGAGCATCTGGCAGGCGAAGATGTAAGGCCCCATGTCCCGGCGTTTGTCCCGCACCCACTGCTCGGAGCGGAGGACCGGGGTGCCGTCTGCCGTGCCCTCTTGGGTCAGTAGGTGGATGCGGGGCTGTGCCGTTCCACCATCGATGATGGATTGGTAGGCGTCGTTAGCGTGATAGCGAGTGCCGATAAAGCGGCGCGCCCCGCCTTCTGCTCCCAGAGCATAGGAGAGCGAGAGCATGTAGCTGGTCTTCGCCAGCATGTCGGGCGTGGTGACAGATTCCGGAACAACCACGTCGTCATAGACGAGGAGGGGGAAGTGCTTACCGATGGGCTGACCATCCACAACCCCCCATGCTTCGACCGTAGCCTCAGCAGGGTTGGACTTGCGCCGGACAACGATCCCATCATCCTCTGACCACTTCGGCGACTGCTTCGAGGGGTTGTCCCAGAGGACATCAGGAAACCACTCCTTCAGCTTTCCGTTGGACTCGAACTCGAACTTAATCTGTCTGAGAAAGCGTTTAGCAATCCCCCGACTGTGGGAGAAGATCCCGACGCAGACCTCTCGACCCACCAGCGCACCATCTCCATGCGAAGCGAGGATGTCCTGGATAGTCTTTGCATACGTGATAATTGCCGACTTGTAGTGCTCTCGGCTCCACAGGTCGAGGTATCCGTCTGGCTCTCGCTCGACTTCTCGGCAGCGCTCATAGATCCACGGGTGCTCGGCGTCTTTGCGGTTGAGGGCATACCGAAGCAGGAAATAGAGGTCAGTCCGGCAAAGGTGCCGACTCGCCGTCGTTAGCTCTTGAGGGGACAAGCTCGCCCATAAGGCGCTGAGCCTCTGCTGATAGCTTGACAGTGAGTCCAAGGGGGTTGTCGGGGTCCGATGCCAGGGTGTGCGGGAGCAGCTTGGGGTAAATCTGCGTCCAGAAAGCCGCCTCGTTCTTCGGCTCCTCCTGCGCCCAGGCCATCAAACGGTCTGCCCCACCCAGACCCTCAGCCGCCATCGCTATCGCGTCCTTGGCCGCTGTAGTGGTCTTGTTGAGGCTTCCCTTGGGCCTGCCTTTGCCGGCATTCCCCCTATTGGCGCCTTCTTTAGGCTCCTCATCCATTGCTCTATCGTCCGCCCGAGGGTAGGACTCCGTTGTTTAGCCCGGGAACACCCGGGATAGGGGGTAGATCACCCGCGCCCCCAGCCGGTCTAGCAATAGCGCATAGATGGCGCTCATCTGGGCCAGCACGTAGATTGACTGATGCCCGTCGTACTGTGCGGCTTTGCTCATGGCTTTAGCTCAGGAGCTTGGCGCTCATGGTCGTTACTTGGGCGGTCAGGGCCTCGATCTCGGCCGGGTCAGCTTGGTTGGCCTCCAGGCGCTCGATCTCGGCGGCTTGCTCGGCAATGATCCCGTCCTTGAGCTTGTCGGCTTCGAGGTGCTTGTCGATATCCGCCTGAAGCAGGTTCAGCGCGTCTTTGAGGGCGTCCATCTTGATTGCTCCGAGGATAAAAAGGGCGGCAACTGCGAAGGTGACGCCAAAGTCAAAGCTCATCGCCGGCCCAGATTAGCCACCAGAGGATGAGCGCAGCACACACCGCTACGAAGATTTGCAGGGATGTGCTCATGTGTAGGTGCCGGGCTTTCCACCCGGCTGGGCCGAAACGATCCCTTGCGGGCGTGGCTCTGACGGATGTGGCCCGCGCCGACTCGCGGTCATCTGTACAGCATTCTGGACAGAGGTTAGGTTGCCCGGCGTGAGGGTGAAACCCACGTTATGCACAGAGGGCGAGTGGTGCGCCTCAGAGGCCGGGCAGAAAAGGCCGAGCCCGCCAAGATTGCTCCGGGCGGGCTCGCTGGTCAGGTTCTCTCTATCCCACTCCTGGTGGGCCTCTTTCGAGGGGCGCGCCGTTTTGCACTGACTATGCGGCGATCTTGGTGTCGGGTATGCCTGCCACAAGGCAAACATGCCACTGATCGGTTCAGATTGCGCGATTCTGCCAGAGGTCGTGTCCACAATGCAAGAACTATTTTGTAACAGCGTCGGGGTCGGTGGGCGACGAGTCTTCATAGTCATCCCACTCCCCGCTCTGCTCCCTCACAACTCGTATAGCGGCGAGGTGGTTGACGTGGTGCCCGATGAACCAGACCGGCCCCTTATCCGGCACGCAAAACCATTTCCATCCGCTCAAGCTGCTATCGCTGGCGATGGGCGTGATCTGCCGGCACTCCGTACAGGCCAAGAAGTAGTCGGTACTCATGTCAACCCCTGTTCAGCGCGGCCCGCCCCTCGTGGATCAGCTCGGCCAGCGTATGGGGGCTCACCTCCAAGTATCTGCACACCTTCTTGGGGTGAATCCAGGTGAACACATACGCCCACCTCACGGCCTCCCTTGGCCTCTC